AAAATCTAAATTTGTGTACTGACCGAAAGCCATTATACTCTAGCTGGGAATAGGAGAACGTCTACTTCTTGTGTTGGCGCTGGAATACCAATAATATCATATTGCACAGTACAATTTAATTCGTTTGAATCTGGATAAATTGTAGTTGTTACTTCAACATTATCAATTCTTGGTTCATAATTGAGTAAAGACTGTTTAATTTCATCTGAAACACGAATTTGATTTAAAGATGTGTTTAATTCAAACAAAGAATTGTTAATTACTGATCCAAAAT